AGGGTGGCCCCCTCCTATTAGACTAAGCCGGAAGGGAGTTTCTGCGGTTAAACTCCGCCCCAGGACACACCCGGGAAACGCCCATTCATCCTCCCTGAGGAATGAATAAGGCGTCAGCGATCGGACCCAATCCGCGGGTACGGGGTTCCGATCAACGGCACTCGTGCGGGTCGTCATACCCTGCTCCTCTCAACAACGGACAATACAGGCTCGCTACTAGCGATTCCACCGAGCCAATGAACGAATGGCATTGGGTGTGGCCATACCGACTCCAGCACCATGTGGAGAAGGCATTCTTGCGGCCCCGCACATAGCGAAACCTGATTGTCGGGAGTTGAGACGATGTGCTCCAAGGCCCTTGTCTACGGCGACTGACGGGCACGTCCAGTCTGCTTTGACCAACCGGATCTAGGGATGGGAGGATGGAGTCTGTATCCTCTCAGTCAGCTGTACGAAACTGACTGCCTTACCAATTCACTCGGGATAGCGGGATCGTGAAACCCGACAACGTGTATGTCCGTTGCCCTGCATGTTGGGGCCCTGGGCGGAAACATCCGCCCAAGGCCCGATGAATTTACTGGCAGTCGACCCATGCCAGTACCTTCATCAGAGGGTGGTTGCTCAGGCTACCCAGCTTCACCTGCGACAAATGGGAGACACACTCAACCAAATCGCCGTAGGAGAAGCCATAGTGCGCATCGTAATAGATGGCAACAGATAGCTCTGGAGGTTTAGCTACCTCCCCTCGAAACACCTGCTTGAACTCATTAAACTTTTCGGCAACCACAGGGCCCTCACCCAACTGTGCCTTAAAGTTTTTACCGAGAGCGGCGAGGAGTGGGTCGACTTGCCCAAACATTTCCATCGTCGCTACGATACTCCGCATCCAAGCTGCTCGCTGCTTTGGCCCACGGTCCACCATGTCCCAGCACAGTTTAGACAACATCTTTCCCACCTTTGGGATAAGGTAATATCCATCACCATGCCAGAAAAACCGTGAAGAACAAAACTCGGGCATTAAAGGGTCGTTGCTGACCTTCGCCTCGACCTCCATCCCGAAAGCTTCGTACGCCTTAACGATGCCATCGGTTCCGCCCAACCGCTCAATCTCCGACCTCAGCGTGACTGTAACACTGTCGTCACCGCAGATGATAGAGATCCAAGGTCGACCAACGCCATGTATATGAGTCTTCATCACAGCGTTGACAGCTGTGTCTCCAGCACTAGTGTCGGGCCAACCCGACTGCATCATAGCGTGGATACTATACTTGGTTTCAAGGTGAGATTTCCCCTTGATGGTCGCCTTTCTACGCAAAAGCTTAGCGACATGCTTCGGCATTTTGCGACAGTAGAGCTGATTCAGAAAATGGAAGGCGCCATCGCCCATGTGCAGATCAAATCTGCTCTGGTCGTCCTCTAGCACTACAACCTGATCACCTTGTGGACACATGGCTTCGATTGTGTTCAGTGCCCGAGTATAGGCATCTCCCATCTCTTGGTTAGACAAACCGCAGGTGTACACGATTTGCCTCCCAGATCGCACAGAATCGGGGTCGAACCGACGCTCCGACCCGACAAAACCTTTCACTGTTTTCGGCCGTAGGCCGTCTCGCAAATGCTTGGCAAATTTGCGTAGATACCTACCTGTGGCCAAAGAAAGTTCAGGTGGACACCCCTGCACGAAACGAGGGTCCTTGAAGGCCAGGTCGTCATCGGCCTTGACGACAATTTCTTTCTTGATGAAAGAACTGGCCTTGAGATCACGCGGGACTTGTGCGTGATCATCAATCAAACCTTGGAACATCTCCCGCTTTGAAGGAGGAAATCCGGCTAGCCATGACGCCATGGGTATGGGCTTCAACACGCGCTTAATTCGAACATCAAAATGCTCAAGTAGCTCTCGCGTGACAGCACGCCACTTCCCACGGATAGCTCCTAGGACGTCCTTCGACTTGTGAGCTGGGATCAACTTACCCACTCGGCCATTCATCGAGATTTGCTCATTGTGATGACAAGGTCGGTAAACTGTGGCTGTGAAGCCTTCTACTCCGAACGAGCAAGCAGTTCCGAACTTATTATCACACTCAGCATTTCCCAATTTGACCTTAAAGTCTTCACACACC